TGACCTCTTGATCTTTCTGCGGCCACGATCCGTGATCCGTCAGCTATGCGTAATGAACCTGCAGTATTCTCTGCGGTTGGTTGATACGTATTTCTATCTTCTTGATTTGAGAATCTAATTAATAAATCGTCTTGAGCATTACTGCCACCAATTGTGGGTTGAGTGCCCATAAATAAAACATGTCTGTCTGGAGTAGAAACTAAACCTAATCTTGATTTAGTTGGAGCATTAGTAATAGCAGTTGCTCTTGTTGAAACTCCGCTTGAAGGACTCCACTCAAAAGCACCACCATTTAAGACAGTTGCAATGAGCAACTCTCCAAAATTATCAAGGGACCATTGTCTTGCTTCAAGGGTAACATTAGAACTACTTGATGCTGTACCCCATGTGCCCGAACTCCATGTGTCTGTTCCCCAACCAAAGGCAGGAGTTGACAATTCAGGACCAATATTAATTTGGTATTTAGCATTACCTGATCCTCCACCACCTGATGTTGATCCTGACGCAGCAGAACCTGCAGTCACAACATATGCATTGTTATTAGCGACAGATGTAATTTCAAATTCTTTATTCATATCTAATCCGTCAATTGCAGAAAAAGAATCAAAAGTGACAAAATCACCTTGTTGTGCTCCGTGACCAGTATCAGTAACAACTACGGATGTGGTAGCGTTTGTAGTAAAAGGATTTGTTAAAGCTTGTGTTTCTCTAAGAGGGGTGATGTCGTAAGCAACACCTTCTGAATATAAATATAACTTTCTATCTGTGCCAAAAGCATTAAATCTAGTACCGTCCAAAGAGACCCATGCGTGTTGATCTCTTACGACTCCAACTAGTGTTGTACTAAAAAACCTCTCCCATCCTTTAATTTTTTGTGCAGATCCTTGAAAAAATCTAACCATATCGCCATCAGTCCATTTACCCTGACCTGTATAGTCAGTGACTTCTTTATTAATACCGGGAGCTGGTCTAAAGTTAATTAAGGGCATGAAAGCAATATATATAAATTAAGCTTTTTTAGCAACCAAAGACGCTACATGTCCTTTATATGCTCTATTTCCAAAATGAGTCAAAGGCATTGCCAAGTCTGCCCATATCTCTCCGCCACACTCCTGCCATAACCTACTAAAATAATAATCCTCTGATAAATATCTTTTCTGCCCAGCAGTCATGTATGGACCAACAGAGAACAAATCATAACAATTATCTGATTTATAAGTTTTACCATTTACTATCTGATCTGTTTCATACTTTCGCTCTGGAAACTTTTTAAACATTTTTCTAAAAACTTCTCTTTTAACTAACATCATACCAGTCGCTGCTTCATTGACTCTAAAATACCCATGCTCTCCAGTAACGTTAGTGGGATCATCAAAGTTGACATTATATCCTAAACATTTTGCCTCTAAATCGTCAGGTGATATGTTTGGCTCTTTCTCTAAAATACCTTTTATTTTTTCTAGGTGTAAGTGTTTTCTTGGATAAATGCCACAGACCACATCTTTATCAGCGCATAATAGTCTCTCAATGTTTTTCCATGAAAAACCTATATCAGCGTCAATAAACAAAAGATGTGTAGCAACAAAGTCTTGTTGATCCATCATCATGGACACTATAGTATTTCTAGCTCTTGTGATAAGACTCTCATTTCCCATTGATTGTAATCTTAAATTTATCCCTGCTTGAGCAGACCAACTTTGTAATTCTAATAAACCATGCATTGTTGGTTCTGTTAATAAACCACCATACATTGGCATTCCTAAAAATATTTTAAATTTTTTATCTTTTAATTCTTCTGGTTTTATCATTGTTCCTCCTTTTGCCTTTCAATATAATCAAAAACGATAGAATATCTATGATTGAATTTAGCTAATACTGGAGGCATGTTTGTTACAGAGTGGGTTATTACTCCCTCAAAAAATAAAATAGAATTTTCTGTTGCCTCTAAGTTGATACCGTTTGTAAGTCTTGTTCCGTACTCTGGCAGAGGACTAATAAGATAATAAACACAAGTAAGTTTAGCACTTTCATGTTTATGCCAATCATAACGATTGTCTTCATTAGATAAATTTGCCCAAGTAGTCTTTAGTAATAAATCTCCTGCAACTTCTGAAAAAGCCTTATGAAGAGTTTGCCAATGTGTTGTGTCTTGATACTTAAAAAAAATATCTGGGTCAGTTTGATGTGGATGCTCTAAAGAAACTAAATTTGGATTATTAGTTAATTCCCAATCGATATTTTTTTTTATTAATAATCGATCTTCAGTGCTAAGCACATTAAACTTTCTTAAAAATACATTATTATCTATCGTAATTTTTTGTAGGTTTTCAATCATTTTGTATTTTTTAAATTGAATGCCCAAGTCATACGTTCTTTATTACATTTAGTTATACCGTGATAAAGATATGGCGGAAATAAAATTAGTGTTCCTTTTGCTTCATTAATAATTTCGTTATGTATGGACTCATATTCCTTAGTTTCTTTTCTAACAAATTCTGATCTTGAAAATATTAAATTACCCTCTCCTGGCTTTATTATTAGTATAGCCGCATAATCAGCGTCTAAGTGTTGATGCATACAACCCCAATCATCTTTTTCATAGTGATTTAACCAAGACTCTATTAATGTCCAGTTATTATATTTCCAATTCTGTCTTTGTCCTATTTGTGGTAAAATTACAGAACATATATGTTTCGACAATTCTTTTATTTCTTCATATTGTGTTTCAGACAACCATTTTGAAAAAGTTTCAATCTTTTCATAGTGCTTACCTTTGTCATTCATTACTTTTTTTTCGATTTTGTCAATAAATGCATCATCTAATCTGGTGTAATATACAGTCGTTGGAAACCAGTTTACCTCAGAGATTTCTAAATTAGTATTTTGTAATTCTTTTAACTCAAACATTTTATCCAACAATTTTCTTAAAATTATCTATTATATTATTTACATCAAAGCGCATTACACGAGGGGTATTGGTTATTAGATTAATATTTTTATTGTATGAAAATCTTTCAATAACGTTTTCGTCATTCCAAAGCACCACACCTTTTGTGTCACAAAATTTATTAGCAGACATATGATTTAAGCTACTGTCAATTCCAATAAAACCTTTAGCATATTTTAAAAGATGTGCATAATTCATATAATCAAGTTTTGTTTTTTTTATCTTAGCTGTATTAGATAATAAATCATCTGTTGAAAAAACATTTAATACATTAAGTTTTAGATCAAAATTCAAAATATCGACTATTTTTTGTGCTTGTTTTTTTATTAATCCTCTTGTTCCTACAAAATCTGTTTCACATTGACCTTCATCACTACCTATAAATTGAACTAATACATAATCTTCTAGAGTAGAAACAATATTTTGTATCTCATCTTCTTCTTGTTCTGTAAAATATATTTCATTATAAATATCTTCTTCTGTATTTACATCACATAATCTTCTAAAATTTTTAATTAAATGAATTTTATTTTTAAGAAAATAAGGATCATAAGGTTCAACTAAAATAACATTACTAAATTTATTTAAAAAATTTGTATTATCTATAATAGGATTGAACTCAAGATCATAACAAAAATTTACATTAGGGTGATTTTTAAAAACTTTCGGCCACGGGCTCATAATATTTATTTTACCTAAATGATTGATACAACTTGTAAAGCAAATATTTTTTCCAATACCTCCTAGTAAAATGTAAAGATCCTGAGATTTAGTCATTTGGGATATTTATCTTTAGTCCCTAACATCTCCCTTTTATCAAATTTCCATTCTTTGTAAGGACCTTCTTGATCTACATAATGTAAAAAAACTGTCATAAAGTGATCATGATGACATGTTTCTCTCCAATGTTTTTTTTCTATACCTTTAAAAATTAGGGCATTGTTTGGTAACATAGAAAATTTATGTTGAATTTTATATCTATTATAGTTTCCATCTTTATCATAATATTTGTAGTCCGATTCTTCATCTTCTTCACCAATAAATATCTCATAGGGCTTATCGACAGGATCAGCACCTAAACAAAGAGCAACAGTATATTCACAAGACGGCCTATCTTTATGTATTTTTAAATCAGACCCTTTGTCATAAATTCTAAAATAAGAATAAGTAGGAAACAATTTTTTATTAAGATTTTGTTCTATTACAGGATTGCTTGTAGCTAATAACGTTTCCATTAAATAGTCTGATACCTCACCTACAATAGAGCTAGTTTGTAAATCATGTTTAAATTTTTTCTGATCTGAAAATTTAATAATCGTATAAGAATAAATAAGATCCAAAATTTGTTTTGGTAAAAACTCTTTTATAAAAATTGGTTGCATTATAGCACCCAACCTATTATGGCATATCTTGTGCCCTTTGTAACTTTGTTGACTTGATGAGGAAACATAAAATTAGAGGGAAAAACTACAGCATCTCCAACATTTTGTGGTACAGTATAATGTCCGCCTGATATGTCAAAAACAAATTCCCCTCCTTCATACTCATTGTTTAGACAAATAGAAATAGATAAATGTCTTTCACTACAATCTAGCCCAAAGTCTTCATGGAAATTATATCCTGCTTTGTGTTCATTAGCGTCATATCTAAGTAGGTCTAATTGTGATATCTTTTTTATATCTATAGGATGATTTTTTTTATAATGATCCACACACTGAAATATTTTTTCTTTAATTGAATTTAAACAAATTTTCTCTCCAAAAGAATTTGTTTGCAGTAAGGATCTTGTTAAACAATTTCTAATATCTTTGTTAACACCACTACCAGTGGTTCCAGCATCTTCATAATTATTATCAAAATAACTAATAATTTTTTTACAAAAAGTTTGAGGTATTATTTTTTTGACTTCTAAAATATATTCTTTCATTTATTTATACACAAATTACTTAGTAAGTAATACTGTGTGCAGCTAAATAATCTGTTCTAGCTGTATTAGCGGCTGTGGTCGCAGCTGTTACTGCTGCTGAATCGTCGTCTGCTCCTGCATCTGAGTGAGCACTATAAGTTGAAGTATATGTGGACGACCAAGTATTTTGAGCCTCTGTTCTTATAACAACATTCGTTGCCCACTGAGGGAGAGAAGATATAGACTCATTATCTCTTGTATCAGTAAATTCAATCGTACCTGTGTTTGTTGTGGCATCCCATTGCAAAGCGTGAATACTAGAGTCAATCTCTGTGTGAGATCTTATATTAAGTTCAACATTGTCATCTAAGTATACATCTGACTCAGTATTTCCAGTGCCTTTAGCTGGACCATCTCCTGTTAAGGATCCACCAGCATCAAAAATTATTGTAATTCTACTTTGAACTGTTGTGTTGTTTACGG